CGTCTCCCACCGCCGAAGTCGTCTTCCGCACGCTCCACCTGAACCAGTGGCAAAAATCGGAAACCAAGTGGATCAGGCACGGTGCCTGGGACGCCAACAGCGAGCCGCTCCGGCCTACGGCAGGGCGGCCGTGCTGGTGCGGCGTCGACCTCGCCAGCACCTTCGACACGACGGCGTTCGTGGCGGTCTGGCCGGACGCCGACGGCACCTACGACATCCACGCTCACTTCTTCATCCCAGAGGAGAACGCGATCAAGCGTGGTCGCGAGGACAGGGTGCCGTATCAAGCCTGGGCGAAGGACGGTTTTGTTACACTAACAGATGGCGACATAACGGATTATGACGTGGTCCGCGACTACATTCTCTCGTTTTGCGAGAAGAATGCGGTTCGGTCTATTGCGATTGACCGCTGGAACGCAGTGCATCTGACGACGCAGCTCACGGCGGAGGGAATCGACGTTAAGCCGTTTGGACAAGGTTTTGCGAGCATGTCAGCGCCGTCGAAGCTGCTCGAGACGCTGACAATCTCCAAGAAACTGCGTCACGGCGGCAACCCCGTCCTGGCGTGGCAGATGTCGAATGTGCAGGTGAAGGTAGACGACGCCGCAAATATCAAACCGACGAAAAAAAACAGCCACTCTACGGCCCGCATCGACGGGGCAGTTTCTCTGATCATGGCCTTGGGCATTGCCTCCAGCGAGACCCACGGCAATACCGACGAACCAAACCTCATGGTGCTGTAGCGTGGACAGAGTCGACGAGGAAGTCTCCGATCTGATCGAGCTTCGCGGTAATCTTTCCCGCATTTTTGAGGAGATTTCCAACACCCGGCGAACTGCGTCGGGGGTCTCGGTCTCGCCGGAGACGGCCCTTGAGTGCACGGCCGTCCTCGCCTGCGTTCGTGTGCTGTCCGAGTCGATCGCCAGCCTCCCGTTCAACGTCTATCGGCGTCTCCCCGGCGGCGGCAAGGAGATCGCCGAGGAGCAGCACCTGCATGAGGTGATCTGCTACCAGCCGAATTCGTGGATGACGGGCTTCGAGTTCCGCGAACTGATGCAAAGCTGGCTGCTCCTGTGGGGCAACGCCTACGCCCACATCAAGGGCGGCCGGCAGGGCGGCGTGACCGAGCTGATCCCGCTGCATCCCTCGCGGATGGAGGTCAAGCGGCTGACGAACGGCAAACTGAGGTACTACTACACCGAGCCGACGACGCCGATCCAACCGCAGGTGCATGTAACCGAGTATCGGCAGGACGAGATCTTTCATCTTCGCTGGCTCTCGTCAGACGGCGTGACCGGATTCGTGCCAACGACATTATCGCGGGATGCGATAGGACTGGCGAGGGCCACTGAGCTGCACTCTGGTGCGTTCTTTGGGAATGGCGCGACACCCGGCACCTACATCGAAACCGATCAGCCGCACAAGCCGTTCGGCTTCCATCGCAAACAAGTCGAAGTTCGCAACGATACGGCCCAGCTCATTGAGACCAGACGCTACCAGTGCGAGGAGGTGAGCCGAGCCTATCGCGTTCCAGGCCACCTGATCGGCGACCTGTCGAACGTGCGTTTTTCGACGGTGGAACAGTCGGCCATCGACTTCGTCACCTTCTCGCTGATTCCTTGGTGCCGGCGGTGGGAGATGGCCTGCCGCCGCGACCTCGTGGTCGACGATAAGCAGTATTTCTGCCAGTTCGACACCAACGCCCTGATGGTCGGCGACTACGCCGCGCGTTCGCAGTTCATTCGGGAGATGGCAAACCTCGGGGCACTCGATGTCGACGAGATCAGGGCGCAGATCGGCTACAACCCGCTGCCCGACGGCCTGGGCAAGAAGCGGTTCGTTCAGGTCAACATGCAACTGCTGGATGCCTTCACGCTCGACAACCCCACCGGCCAGAAGCCGCAGCCGGAGGCGACGCCCGCTCCCCCGAGCAATGTTGACGGGCCGCAGGAACCGCCGGCCACCGACGCCCCCGACGCCCGCCAGATCGCAGGAGCCGAAGTCCTGTTCAAGACCAGCCTCCGCAGGCTCGCCGCCGTCGAGGCAGATGGCGTCCTCGAGCGGCGAAACAAGCCCGAGAAGCTCGCCGCGTGGCTCGATCAGATGACCAATCGGATGCGGGAAGAGCTTCGCGAGTCGGCACAGGCTACCGGCCGAGACATCGACCAGTTTGTGGGAACGTGGATGGCCCGTTCGCGAGAACTCCTGCTTGAGTGTCATCGCAGCGGCCAGAAGTACGAATCTGTCACCGAGGACTGGTGCGACAAGCACCTGACGACCGATGCCGCAAGCACCTGAAGGCGTGATCGACGCCCTCCAAGCCTCCGTTCGGCTGCATCTGCTGGCGATTGAGAACTATCAGTCGCAGGCGGAGCATCTTGACCGCTGGGGCTACGGCAAGCTGGCCGCCGGCAGCCGCGCCGACGCCGAGGAGGAGCGGGGCCACCTGCACGAGGTGCAGTCCCGGCTCGAATACTACGACGTTCAGCCGACCTACGACCATGATCAGCCCGATTGGCCCAGGCACGACTACGAGGGCATCCTCGCGGCGAATCTTTCGCTGGAAACCGCCGCCGCGGAGACAGAGCGGGCCGGAGTGCAGGCGTGCCGGGCGGCAGGCGACGAGATTTCGGCTATTGCCGTCGCCAAGCTGCTTGAAGGCAGCGAAGAGGCGATCGCAAAAATCGAAGCAGTGCAGCGTGTGATCGAGCAGATCGGTCTGGATAACTACCTCGCGAATCAGGTGACGGCATGAGCAACGAGATTGAGCGGCGAACGACGGTTTCTGACGCGACGATCGAGTACCGCGACATGGGAAATGGCGAGAAGAAGCCCGTGATTTCGGGCTACGCCGCCGTCTTTAACGCCGAAAGTCGCAACCTGGGCGGCTTCATCGAGACGATTCATCCGAATGCGTTCGACGAAGTGCTCGCCGAGAACCCCGATGTCATCGGTGTGTTCAATCACGACCGCAACCTGCTCCTCGGCCGCACCGGAAACGGGTCGATGAAGCTCACGAAAGACCCGTATGGGCTTCGTTACGAGATCACGCCGAACGAAAACACCTCCATCGGTCGCGACGTGATCGAGTGGGTGAAGGACCGGACGGTTGTCGGCTCCAGTTTCGCCTTCGCGATCAAGCGAGACGGTGGCGATTCGTGGTCGACGGACAACCAGAGAGGCATTCGCAGGCGTGAAGTGCGTGCGATCGGCCTGCTCGAGGACGTTGGGCCTGTCGTTCGGCCCGCCTACGACTCATCGAGCGTGGTTGTGAGCCGCCGAGCCATCGAAATGGCCCTCGGCGAGTCGTTCAGGCCCATCCAGACGATGGCGAATGCGTCGAAACGAGGTCTGAAGCTGGCGCAGAGGCACGAAAACATCGATTCTCGCCTCCTCTGCATCGCCGAACGAGTCGCGAACCGCGAAATCGTCAGCGTCGAGGAGGTTTCGTACCTCTCCGGCGTCTACGAGCGGTGTTTGGCGGCGAAAGTGACGGGTTGGTCTGGCTCGCCGGCCTGGATCGAGTGGCAACTGGCCGGCGGCGACGCTGGCGAGAAGTGGGTGGATCGGCGTGCTGCCTCATCGTCCGATGAGGTAGCCCCGTCGGTGGACATCCCGGCTGAAACCGCCCCTGTTTCCGAGGAAAGAGCCGCCTCTGACGTGAATCTGACGCCCACCGCCGGCATGGCCGCCGCCGCGAAGCGTGGTTTGGCTCTGCACGAGGCTGGCCGGTCGGGCGACGGCCTCAAGCCGGAGACGGTGGCCCGTGCCGGCAAGATCGCGGCCCGCGAGGAACTGACGCCTGAGCACGTTCGCGAGATGCGGGCGTGGTTCCGGCGTCATAAGGTCGACAAGCGACCCGGTTGGAGCAAGGCCGGCGATGAAACCCCTGGCTACACCGCCTGGATGCTCTGGGGCGGCGATCCCGCGTGGCGGTGGAGTGAGGCCAAGGTCTCGCAGATGGAACGCGAGAGCGGCAAGCGTGACATCGGCGAAGACGGCGAGGCCATCAAGGAAGAGTACGGCGGCGTCCTGTCGGCCGCGAACCTCGCCCTGGCCGAGTCGTATGAGGGCATCGCCGAGGAGTATGGCCCCTGGAGCCAGAACGACGCTCACTACATGACTGAGAATCCCTTCGCCAAGGATGGCGTGAAGTGCAGCAACTGCGTCTTCTTCGAGAGCGAAGAGGGCCGGTGCTACATCGTTCAAGGTGCCATCGCGGCCGACGCCGTGTGCAAGCTGTGGATCATCCCCGAGGAGCGTATGAGCCAAGAAGAGAAGAAGCCGGAGCCTGCTCCGGTTGAAGAAAAGCCCGCCGAGGACATGCGTGCGGAGCAGGAAAGCGTCGACATCGCTGTGAAGCTTGCGAACCTGAAGGCGACAATCCTTCGGACTCAGTTGCACGGCGCACGTCAGGGTCAGTAGTCTACAGGTAGAGACATTGCTTCACGACGGATGTCGTGAGGGGCAGTGCGAGCGACTTGAGGATTCAAGCACGCGGCGCGCTAGCGGGATCACCCGCCGGCCGCCGCATTGTGCGATTGGCCGGCTCAAACCAAGGAGCAGGCCAAACATGGCATCGAATCTCAAGCGTCTTCAGGAACGTGCCGCGGCTGTCGCCGCGCGGATGACCGAGCTGTCCAGCATCGAGGACCGTTCGGCCGAGCAGACCAAGGAACTCATC